GGCTCCTAAATCTCCTTGGAAGCCTTGAGCACCATCAAAGCCTTGGGCTCCTAGGTCACCTTGGAAACCTTGAACACCTAGGTCACCCTGGAAACCTTGAACACCTAGGTCACCCTGGAAACCTTGGGCTCCTAGATCTCCTTGGAAACCTTGGGCTCCTAGATCACCTTGGAAACCTTGGGCTCCTAAATCTCCTTGGAAGCCTTGGGCGCCATCAAAACCTTGGGCACCTAGATCACCCTGGAAGCCTTGGGCGCCATCAAAACCTTGGGCACCTAGGTCACCCTGGAAACCTTGAGCACCTAGATCTCCTTGGAAACCTTGAACACCTAGGTCACCTTGGAAACCTTGAACACCTAGGTCACCTTGGAAACCTTGAACACCTAGGACACCCTGGAAGCCTTGGGCTCCTAGGTCACCTTGGAAACCTTGGGCACCATCAAAGCCTTGAGCTCCTAAATCTCCTTGGAAACCTTGGGCGCCATCAAAACCTTGGGCACCTAGATCTCCTTGGAAACCTTGGGCTCCTAAATCACCCTGGAAACCTTGGGCACCTAGGTCACCCTGGAAACCTTGGGCTCCTAGATCTCCCTGGAAACCTTGAGCACCATCAAAACCTTGGGCTCCTAGATCTCCCTGGAAACCTTGAGCACCATCAAAACCTTGGGCTCCTAAATCTCCTTGGAAGCCTTGGGCACCTAGGTCACCTTGGAAGCCTTGAGCACCATCAAAGCCTTGGGCACCTAGGTCACCTTGGAAGCCTTGAGCACCATCAAAGCCTTGGGCACCTAGGTCACCTTGGAAGCCTTGAGCACCAGTATCTCCTTGAAAGCCTTGGGCTCCTAGATCACCTTGGAAACCTTGGGCACCACCAGTATCTCCTTGGAAACCTTGGGCTCCTAGATCTCCCTGGAAACCTTGGGCACCACCAGTATCTCCTTGGAAACCTTGGGCTCCTAGATCTCCCTGGAAACCTTGGTCTCCTAGATCACCTTGAAAGCCTTGAGCACCATCAAATCCTTGGGCTCCTAGATCTCCTTGGAAGCCTTGAGCACCATCAAAGCCTTGGGCACCTAGATCTCCTTGGAAGCCTTGAGAACCCGTAGATCCTTGAGCACCTGTAGATCCTTGAGAACCCGTAGATCCTTGAGCACCTGTAGATCCTTGAGCACCTGTAGATCCTTGAGAACCCGTAGATCCTTGAGCACCTGTAGATCCTTGGGCACCCGTAGATCCTTGAGCACCTGTAGATCCTTGAGCACCCGTAGCTCCTTGGGCGCCTGTAGATCCTTGGGCACCCGTAGATCCTTGGGCACCTGTAGATCCTTGGGCACCCGTAGCTCCCTGAGCACCCGTAGCTCCCTGAGCACCCGTAGATCCTTGGGCACCTGTAGATCCTTGGGCACCTGTAGATCCTTGGGCACCTGTAGATCCTTGGGCACCCGTAGCTCCCTGAGCACCCGTAGATCCTTGGGCACCTGTAGATCCTTGGGCACCTGTAGATCCTTGGGCACCCGTAGCTCCCTGAGCACCCGTAGCTCCCTGAGCACCCGCCGGTAAAAGTGTATTGAGTGATATATTTGATACAGTAATAATATCACTCGATTGAAATGTAAAATTGGCATAGAGCGGAGTTGTTACACTTCTTGGTATACTATAGACAGTTTGGCTATTTAACACAAATGAGATAGGTGTATCATTTACATAATACGTCACCGATGATCCATCATATCCTATCATAAATAAATCACTTGCAGAAAATGATCTAACAGGTGAAAGGTCGCCACCATTAAATACAGGAACATAACTTGAACTATTAAGAAAATGAAATCCGTATGTAAAATCAGAATAAGTCGGACTTTGTGTATTTGTTAGACCCATAAAACATGTTCCAACAGAAAAATTAAGTCTTGCTGAAACAGCAATTGGCCCACTGTATGACCCAGTTGTATATGCATTTTGAGTCCAGCCACTATTTGCGTTGTTAGCAGTTATGACCGTACTATCAGGGCTGATAGTAATCGCACTAGATTGTGTGGTAAATGTATAAGAAACAGGTACAATATAGGGTGCGGTGCTACTATTTAATCCCGCGCCTTGAGCACCTGTAGCTCCTTGAGCACCGGTCACACCCGTTACACCTGTAGCTCCTTGAGCACCGGTCACACCGGTCACACCAGTTACACCTGTCACACCTGTAGCTCCTTGAGCACCCGTAGCTCCTTGAGCACCGGTCACACCCGTTACACCTGTAGCTCCTTGAGCACCGGTCACACCGGTCACACCAGTTACACCTGTAGCTCCTTGAGCACCCGTAGCTCCTTGAGCACCGGTCACACCAGTTACACCTGTAGCTCCTTGAGCACCGGTCACACCCGTTACACCTGTAGCTCCTTGAGCCCCTTGGCTACCAATAGCTCCTTGAGCACCGGTCACACCAGTTACACCTGTAGCTCCTTGAGCCCCCGTAGATCCTTGAGCACCGGTCACACCCGTTACACCTGTAGCTCCTTGAGCCCCTTGGCTACCAATAGATCCTTGAGCACCGGTCACACCAGTTACACCTGTAGCTCCTTGAGCACCCGTAGCTCCTTGGCTACCAATAGATCCTTGGGCACCTGTTACACCGGTCACACCAATAGATCCTTGGGCACCGGTCACACCAATAGATCCTTGGGCACCTGTTACACCGGTCACACCAATAGATCCTTGGGCACCCGTAGCTCCTTGGCTACCAATAGATCCTTGAGCACCCGTCACACCAATAGATCCTTGGGCACCTATTGATCCTTGAGGGCCTTGATAGCCACGAGACCCTTGAGACCCTTGAGAGCCTTGCACTCCCGTTGCTCCGGTTGCGCCTCCTGCAGGGCCGGGGACTCCTTGTACTCCTGTCGGACCAATATCACCCGTCGGGCCCACTGCCCCTGTTGCCCCTGTTGCCCCTGTTGCGCCTGTTGCACCGCTAGATCCATCCCCTCCAGGCCCCAGCAATCCACAGTACTTGAGTCGAGCGATTCGATCTTCCCCCGACATTATTCCTATTAAAGTCGCTATAAAATTTTTAAAATAGTATTAGAATATTGTAATGAACATTGGGCTTGTAATGATCGTTAAAGATGAGGAGAGCGTAATAGAACGTGCCCTCTTATCCGCCAAGCCCTTCATCTCAACCTATGTAATTGTCGATACCGGTTCCACCGACAGAACCAAAGCCATAATTAAACGCTGCCTTGCGGACCTTTCAGGTCAGATAGTGGATCGCCCCTGGATCAATTTCGGTGTCAATCGATCTGAAGCCCTTGCTCTTTGTGACGGTCAAATGAACTGGGCTCTGATGCTCGATGCCGATGACAACATGGCCGGCCCTGTTCCGTCTGCAGATCTGTGGTCCAATCCAACGGTCGATGGTTTCGCTCTGCGCATCCAACACGGGGCCATCTGGCATCAACGGATCCAGATCTTCCGCACCGGCATCGGTTGGGCCTACGACGGAGTCGTCCATGAATCACCTGTTTGCCGGTCAAAAGAGAAGGCCGTGGTCGCGATGCTACCGCCCGAAACCTACATGGTCACACGGTGCGAAGGCGCGCGGTCTCGGGATCCTCTTAAGTATCAAAAAGATGCGGTCCTTCTTGAGGCGGAACTTGTCAAGAAGCCACACAATTCGCGCCTGCTGTTTTATCTCGCCCAGAGCTATCGCGATGCCGGTAACACAGAAGCCGCGATCGCAGCCTATTACAAATATCTTGACTGCAGTGGGTCCTGGGTCCAAGAGACATACATGGTCCTTGTGAATCTTATCAGTCTCGTGCCGGCCGAAATTGAGAAGATTCGCCTTACATGGCTTGCAATAGATATCTGCCCAGATAGAGTAGAGGCTCCCTTTGCACTTCTGTCATCTCGTCGGGCCGCTGGCTTGCCAGTAACACAACAGATCTATGCCATCGCGGCCGCCGTTACCAACAGAGTGCCACCTGCCGGCGCTCTCTTTATCAATCCCACCATCTATGAGTGGGGCCTCGACGATGAACTTGCCATTGTCGCCTTTTCTGCGCAGCGGTTTCAGCAAGCCTATGAGGCGTTGATTCGTTGTACTCTAGCAACCACACATCCTGTACTCCGCGATAATGCACTCGCGAATGCACGTCTGGCATTAGCCCAGTGCAAGAATGCGCGATGAATTTATAAGAACTGGCTCTTTTGGTGTCCCAACCAGTGCAATCGTGTAAGTGTCGGGCGGTTTTACGGCGGAAAAAAATATAACATTGGATGAGGTAGTGGTGGTTAGTACAGTTCCATTGAGGGCAAGCTCCAGCATAATCGGGGTCTCGGTATCTACAAGCCCCCAGATGACTATGGGACCTTCTACGGTGGTTGTTAGTTTTATGGAACATAGCATTATTGTTTCTGTAAGTGAGAGCGGTGCCTCCTGTATAAATCCGACGATGGGGTCTGACGGCAAGGGGGCCGTTGCAATGCTAGGGATCATAAACGTACTAGGACTCAAAATCGCATTAGGGGCTATATAATTGGAAGATATAGGATCACATTCGGGTGATGTTATTGTATATCGCAGCTTGGCGATCCAATCAGATTGTAATGACATCTTTATTCATTCACTATATTATCCTTTTTGGTTACGAGCAGGTACAGCCAATATAAATGCGCACTTTCCATCATGACCGGCACACTATAGTAATAGACATTTGGCATCTGAAGGAGGAGTGTTGGCACAAGAAGCCACACAATCCGAAAGGCAATGAAGGTAGCGTTGAAGAGTGCATCGGATCTCCAGGCGGGAACCAGTGTTCCAATGGCTCGCACACAGGTGGGTATCTCCAACAGTAGAAAAGAAGGTGCAAATCCCGAATAGCCATTCTCTTTGATAAATGAGATGAACAGAATATATACGATGTGGTGAATCCAGAAATCTAACAATTCCGTTTCGTGGAAATATAGAGTGCCGATCCACAAGAGTTCAGCCCAGAAATACGTAATCATGGATTCTAGAATGAAGTCCATAAACGGGCTTGCTGTAACATCTCCTGTATAGAGCCAGTAGGCTGTCTGTATGATACCGGTGACACTAAAGAATAGTGACATGGGCGCACACATGATCCACATCTGCCGCTTCCGTTCTGGAATAAATTGGGTCGCGATCCCTTGCACTGTAAAGAGACTCAAGAGCAGAGGAATGGACGGTAAAACGATCATTTAATTCATTGTTACATGGCAGGGGGTCGCATGTCACTTTTGCTCATTCTAGATCAAAGAAGAACAACTGAAATAATCGGCCGTTTTCTTTTGTAGTACCGAAATATTTCGTCGCCGCATGTATATGCCGCGAATCAAATAATACAAGCCGGTTGTATATATTTCCAACTACATCGACGACTTCAAATTCGGTAGGATCAAGAAACCCATTTCGAAATACAAGATCGTGTTCGTCCTTTGCAACTTTCATCTTCTTTGTATGAATCGACCGGAGCAAACAGGTGCCCGTATCGACCGGTGCGTTTGGTGTCAAAAAGAGTACGCCCGCGTATTGTTGTGTGTCGTAGTGATATACTAATTGATCACCGGCCACACAATATTGGAAACATCCGTTGGTTCCGTATTTATCCCAATTGATAATTTTTCGTCCAATAATCTGCTCAAATCGTTCTTTCAAACCGGTAAATCGATAGCACTGATTGGTGCGTTGCCCCTTATGATTAGCCGGATGATGTTGAAAATCACAGGTCAATGCAAATTCCCTTACTGCATCTGGATCAGCGTACAGATTATCGACAACACTATATGAGGACACGGCCGGTGTAAGAGCAAAGGAGGGGGGCGCTGGAAACGCAAACACGGTTGCCCACTCCTCATCGACCAGTTCCATTTGCAAGTCGCATGGAAAGCAAGAAGGATGCAATGTAAGGGCCCAGCCACACATGCTCGAACCGACATTATAGAAACAGCTGACATCATCGCGCTGTACTGTCTTAAGCCCCGTGTTTTCATAGTCGTAAATAAGCGTTTCACCCATTTTGATCCGAAGCCGGTTGTTGTCTTTGCCTTCCTTTGTCAGACACCAACCGTTGATCTGTATGGAATCAATCAGTACAGTTTTTTTATCTACATACCCAATAATCGAAGGATGAAGAGTTTGGTGCATGGTCTGCTGTCGCACCATGGCTTTATACAGCTGCGGCTGTCTGCATCTTCAAAAACCGCGACCCTGCAGAGATGAGCGAGGTCCCTTTTGCATCGGCCTCTTTTGGCGAACAGGATGCCGGCTCGGGCCCGGTCACGGCCTCACCGTCACTTGGGCCGATGACGGGAGCGATTCACAATATCAGTGTTCGTCATCTCCACGATATCAGCGTGTCGGTGCCCGATGATCGCCAATTCCTGCGCTCTTGGCGGCATAATCTGCAGGACTGCCTGCGCCAGCACAATGGTCGGATTGCCCAGTTCTTGCTGGCCGATGTCTCGGGGTCCGATGCTGTGGCCGATGTGAAGCGGCGTTGCACCGACGTACTCAACAAGTACTCGAATCCCATGTGGAACTTTGCCTCCTCTACTCGGGATCTGTCTCTGCCGGCCTCAACGGTGGATGCCGCCGCTGCGATCGAACAGGAACTAGGTGTCGCACCTGCAACTCTCAGAGACCAAATGCGCAGGGCGATCCGTCTGTATGCAAGCACGGCAACGTCGCTAGCTACAGCGGAGTTGCGTCTTGAGGAAAAGTTGAAGAGGCTCGAAACGCTCGTGGGGCGGGTGAATGATCTGATGTTTCTCGAGCCAACGGTGGGCCTCGAGGATATGATAGAGCCAACACGTGCCTATCTCGATAGTGTGCTCGGTAAGATATCGATCGAAGAGGAGTATCGGGCTTTAATTGACGCTCATCGGCGGTTCGCTGTCCTAAAACCGATTGTGGCTCTCTCGATGTTTCAGAAGCAGGCGGCGCCCATCTGCACGATCTGCATGACAAAAGAGGTGGGATTCACGGTAATTCCGTGCGGTCACACTTTCTGTGAGGACTGCTGCAAGACACAGATGACATCGTGTTTTATCTGTCGGGTGCAGATTCGGGACAAGGTGCGTTTATTTTTTGGTTAGTGGATCCAGACAGGGACGCAGTCACCTGTCTTGATGAACCGCTTCTAAAACGCATCGTTATATCCAGACAGGGACGCAGTCACCTGTCTTGATGAACCGCTTCTAAAACGCATCGTTATATCCAGACAGGGACGCAGTCACCTGTCTTGATGAACCGCTCCTCGTAAGAAGCAAGTAGCTCAGGACTCCAGCTGTAAAGTGCAGCTAGCGTCTTGAGATGACGCCGTTTTCGCTCTATAAAAAACGCGGTAATAAACCGTCGCACCTGTCCTTCTGCAAATTCTTCCGCGCTTTCCATCGTACCTGCATAGGGTGACCGCGCCCCCCATAGTCACATTTAGCCGACATAAAGCCATCTCAATAAATAGTAGGAATGGGTGACGAACTAACTGTGCAACAGCTACCCGGTCTTATCAAGGAGTGGATGACAAACGAAGATGAGCTGCGCACACTGTCCGCCGAAATCCGTGAAAAGCGCAAACGCGCTAAGTTGGTGCGCGGCATGATTCTCACCATCATGAAGGGCGGCAAGATCGGTCAGCTTAATATCTCGGCCGGCGCCGTGACGTCGCGTTCCCGTGTAACGAAGGCCCCTCTCAGTAAGAAATTCATTAAGGAAACCTTGACGGGTTTCTTTAATGGCGATGCGGCAAAGGCAGAGGCGTGCGCTGCCTATTTGGACGAACATCGTCCCCTGAAATCCACCGACAGCCTGACACTGGACCCCATTAATCCCTCGCCTAAATAGAAATGTACGGCACGCTCATTCAGGGGTTTGCGAATTATTCGGGGCAGCCGACCTCGGGCTCCTATCTGCTGGCCGTGCTCATGATCGTCGTCGTCGTCGTGATTCAGCTGTTTGTCGTTCGCTTTTTGTGGAATAATGTCCTCGTTCGGGTTACCACGATCGCCAAGCCGATTCCCTCGCTCTTGTACGCGTTGGGTCTGCTCGTGTTAGTTGCGATGATTCTCCCGGGATCGGTACTAGCGTGATTTGTTTGATCGGTTTCTGTGAGTCTGGCGCCGCCTCTGAGAAGAGGAGCGCCGCCTTTGAGAAGAGGAGCGCTGAGAACCACGGGAGCCGCGAACCGCAGCATTACAGACTAGTGTGGCGGTCTTGCGACCCATTGCATTCATCGTGGCCTTCATACAACGAGTCAGCCGATCCATCTATCTTCTACGATGATTTTTCTATCATCATAGAAGAATGTCGGATACTTATTTGCATCTATTTCATGTTATCGTAGTGGCCGGCCTCTTCTTGTATGTCGGCATACAAAGAACCGCAATTTCCACTCTGTTGTATCCTATCCTTCTGGGGCTCGGCGTCCTCCTCTTCTTCTACCAGGCCTTCAAGGCTTATATGAAGGTGGCAAACGGCAAAAATCCGTGGGTCAATTTAATCCATGTGATTCTGATTGCTCCGCTGTTGGTTTATATCGGCTGGCAGGGTGAGGAGACTCCTAGATTCGCCTTTGAACTCCTTCTTCTGCTGGGGTTCGCCGTCATCGGCTACCATAGCTACTACCTACTCTCCTAGTATAATCGTATGTGCGCACGTTTTGTAGAGCCGATTAAAAAATGCGACGAGCTGCTCCTTTGGTGTATTCGGCAGAGCATAGCATTTGGCACGATCCAACTGAAGCGTATCCAGAAAGGCGCACATCTCTTCCTTTGTTCCGGATCCATCAAGAATTAAAAAATCGTTCCGCGGATTCTGTAGCGCAGCCCGTATGGTCTCGATATGCTTCAGGGTCGCGGCTTTTCCGATAACACAGTACTGGGTGTCGTAATCATAGAGCACCCGCTTGTTACAGTACTTGTGCTCATACTCACTACCACGTTTCCATATCGGGCTGTGACGACGTAAATAGGTCTCGTCTTCATGGGCGCCCAGTTCCTTCATGCGGCCATGCACGTCGTACATGGCGTAAAACTGCGGAACAATGAACTGCGGCCCCAACCTATTTATCTCCCAATTACGAATCAGACTGAAATTATTGTTGCCGTCGTTCATATACTGCACGTAGCTCAGCTTCGGAATCTTAACCATTTTTGTTTTGACGGCCGTGCGCATCAAAATCTCCTGATCATCGCAAATGGGAAGAAATTCTGAATAATTGCCAAGAGCCCTTAATGTCTCCGTGCGCCAAATGCGGGGATGATTGGGGAGCGACACAATATGACTGAGTGTGATGTTATTAACATTCGGTGTTATATAGACATTGGTCCAGCGCCCCTTGTACTTTTGGCAGTAGTAGCCACCGTATCCCAGACTAATAAAATCGCTGTACCAGAAATTGCGGCCATCCTCATAGGTATTGATGAAGTCCATATAGACAAAGCCGACCTCCTTGTCCTCTTCGAAGGCGCGGGTTGCATCTGCCAGACAGTCTGGTAAAATCTCATCATCATGATCCATTTCAAGAGCATAGGCGCCGCGACAGAGGCCCACGGCTTCATTCTTGACATTGCCGATATTGGCAGAGTTGGCACTGCGCTTATAGAGACGCACCCGTGGTTCTCTGGCGAACTTTTTTCGCAGAAAAGCAAAATGCTCGTCGTTCGGCGAATCATCCAGAATAATCCATTCCCAATCGCGCATTGTCTGTAAGGCGATGCTGTTGTAGGCGCGTTCAATCTTATCATACGAATTAAAGCAGGTTGTGAAGAGTGAAAATGTGGGTCTTGAAATAACACGATCGCCGATCGCCACATCAATGTAGCAGTGATTGACGGCACGAACAAACTCTTTAGGAGAAGGCAGCTCTTTATAATGAATCCACCGACGCCGCATACGTGGTTGAATAGCAGCATATACATCGGCATGATATTCCGCCTCGGTGTCACCGAATGTCACAAGAATGGGATAGTTGGTGTCTGCCATCTGGGTGAGAGCCAATGGCTCATTAATGATCTGGACAGAGCAGTTGCTCACATCTAAGAGAGCATCGACCGCTGCATACTTGTCGTGGCGGAAGAAGAAGACATGGGGAAACCGATCCATAAAGGCGCCGCCTTTGCGGCCTAGAGTCTCTGGTACAACAACAGCAGACGGTCGCCGCCAGACTTGGTAAAAATTATCGAGTTCTTGGAAGCCCGCCGCGGCAGCAGCGGGCCCACCATCTTCCTTATAAATAGATACAAAGCCCTTCTCCAAGAGAACATGCTCTACTTCCTTTTTGTGTTCCATATTTCTGTAATCATTTTCAGTAATAATTGTTTTCACGGATGTCAAGATCTCGGGAAAGTCCATCAGAATATAATAAAATGCGCCTTCGCAGTCCAACACGAGCGTATCGAATGTCAGATTATATTTTGTCTGCAACTCACTGTAGGTCAGGGTCGGCACACGTGTGTAGCCCTCAGGAATCTCCTCACTAGGAATTGTATTCCACCCCTTTTGAACCAGTTGTTTAGCCGACAGAGCAGCCGGCTCTACATGAAAGTTACATCCATTGCGATCTCGATTGCTTTGAAGTTCAGAAGCGATTGCAGGCGAACATTCGAGCACTACAAGTCGCTTACAGTCGTCCAAGATCGAACTCATAATCAGTGAATTGCGACCAATATTTCCGCCTATTTCCAGGATCGTTTCGTCACCCGTAAGAAACTCGAGAGCCATGCACTGTTCAGGAAATTCATCCATCATTGTTCCGCTGTTCAGATAAATCAGCTGATGAAGGGATTTAGCACGGATCGAAGGACTCCAGAGCGCCTGTGTCAGTAGGTGACGGATTAGGGACCGGTCGCTCAAGACCGTATTTGTTCGCTCGTCAATTACTACGGTGACTGTGTGATCAAAGACACGAAGTGTATTCGACAGACCACCGATCAAAATGTGCTTTACTGTCTTGAAACAGGGATCTGTAAAGAGGCTTGCTCTCACATTATCATCGGCGGGAATAATAATATAGTCGCCCACGCGCGCTATTTTTTGCGTGATGTCGATATTTTTCTCGAGTGTTCCATAATAGAATCGCAACATTTACAGTTATGATTGAGATTCTGTTTATACTTGGAACTAGATGCATCCAGGCACGATAAACTCGGACTTGGGCACCGCGTTCGGGCCCTGGTACTGTGACAGATCGGCCACAGATTCCATTTCCCAGAAGCCCATGTCACGAGGGCCTGATGGGCGGTCCATCTGTTTTGAAGGGCCCACGCAAAACGAGGTCATGGAGAGACGGAGCTGCGCGACAATCTCATCGAGGTCTTTCTTGGAGGCCGCGACGTCCGCGGGATCCTGACAGACCTTCTTGATGAGAACGTGACCGCGATCACTGAACTTCTCTGTAATGATCTCAATGTCGCGCTTATTGACGGCCGCCCGGAGGCAGCGACCCACGATGGTCGAGGCCGGCTCGGTGTCCTCCTGGGTGCGGAACTGGAGATTCTGGGTACGATAGGCGCCTGGGACAGGCGCAGCCACGTCGGCCTCCATGCAGCAGAGCTTGCTGATCAAGAGGCGGAGCTCACCGGCCGCCTCATCGTTTTTGGGATAAGCCGCAATCCGGGCCAACAGACTCTGCGCGGCGGCCGACCGTTCCGCACAGGCCGGCATCCGTATGGGATCGACGGCGGCGGTGGCAAATCCTTCTTGGACACCAGGCAGAGCCACGGTTGGCTTGAAATGCACGAGCAACAGAGCCAACACAACTAGGACTCCTGCCAAAATGAGCGTACCGTACATCCTCTAGGGTGTTAGGGCATTTTTTCCAGACTCAGAAGGGCGGCATCGCGCGGCATCTCGGAAAAAGGCACGCGCACTTTAATGGGAAAGATGCCGGCGCGATTCAGCACGAACCCCGTGCAAACATCCTCTAGGGCCGATGCCTTGTAGTCTCGAGAGGCCCCCACCACAATCGGTAGAGCCATCGCAGAAATCCAATAGCCGGCGCCAAAACAATAGACAGCCGACTGGTGGGTCGGCTTCTGACTGACATCTGAGAAGCGATCGGACACACGCCATTGAGCGACCGGCGCAGCCTTACAGATGGATGCCGTGACACCCCAGTACGGCACCCCCTTATGTTGTTCTACGGCGGCCGTCAGATCCTTCAGGCTGAACAGAATGTCCTCATCCGTCTTGAAAATCCCTGGAATACCGGGTCTGTTTTCAGCAATCCAGCTGTAGGCCGCATGGAGCTTGGCGGGAAGGTGCTCATAGACATCCGAACAGGGAAGTGTCAGTAGTTTCGTGGCCGGATCATAGACGGCGGCCGACAGAGTGGGATCTCCAATTATACCTATGACCTCCCAGCCTTTGTAGGCGGCGAAGCGGTGGATCGCGGCGATCACGTAGGGCTCGTATTTACGACATCCCGCAATCAAAATAATTGGTTTCATCTATTCTAGTATAGGGAGTCGCTTTAGCTTTGCTCTTGCACCAGAGTTTCACCCTTACTCTAGAGCGGCCGTTGCCTCTCCCCCCGCACCCGCGTCACCTCCCGCTAAGGCGGCCCATGAGCGGCCGAGCGACTCAAAGATGGCCATTGCCTCGGTCGCCGCCGTTACCACCACCTGACGGACAATGCCCTTCGGCTCTCCCTGATATCCCGATCGAAACCCCAATCGCAGCGTCATTTCGCGCTTCAGCGGATGGCGCACCTTGTAGCCCACATAGGCGATGGGCGATTCGGCGCCGCCCTGTTGAATATAGATCTCTGTAATGATCGATTGCAGAAGGTTGCCCAGCGTGTGCTCCTGCCCATCAAACACCACGTCTAGGCCGTCCATGCGACTGTCCGCAGGCTGGATCGTAACGCCCAGAGTATCCAGAGCCGCCTCGGCAGATGCATAGGGCTTCACGAGATCGATCACGGCCTTGATGCCCTCGGCTACAATATCGCGCACCGGTCGCACACCAACCGACTCGATCACAAAGTCAAAGGAATTCGGCTCGCCCGTCGCAGGATCCACCTGAAAGCAGCGCTGGGCTGCCATTGTGTTCCACTCCTTCTTGTAGGTCGCAAGAGCGGAGGCCGACACCTCACCCGAGCCGTCAATCTTCTTAAAGGCTAAAAGCCATTCCTTAAAGAACTGATCCTCGCGGACGGGATCCGTGTCCCGTGTATTGGCAAAGGTGCATTGACTGACCGGGCAGAAACCGCTAAAGTCGCGACCTCGGCCTATGACAGGATAGGCCGTCAGATCGATCTCCTCGGGCGGCTGCTCGGGATTCCATTGGGCGCGGAGACTGATGAGCAGCGACGCATCGCCCGTGATCGGATCGGCGGGAAACATGGCGGCCGCGGCAGCCTCTCCCACGTCGGCAAAGGATCCATCGGCCTGCTTTTCGAGAATATGAAAGTCACCCGCCGTCACGTGGAGCGTGTCGGCGGCGGCAGCGCCCTTGCGATCATTCTTCATAGTCAGGACGCACTGGTAATTCGCCGGCACAAAGTCATCGATCCGGATAACGCCGAGCGGCACGAGGGTCAGGCGATGGGCCAACATCTCATTGAAGATCACGGAGGTGTTCTTGCGAATGACGACACCCGGGTCCTTGGGATCGGTGAGATCGGCACGGAATCCCACAGAGCGTGTGTCAGAGAGGATACAGCGGCGAAGCGTGTTGGCAATCGTAGTGGTTGTCTGATCGAGTGTGAAGGCCAGTGTAAGTTTCTCACTGGCATCCGTCATAAGAGGCGGGCCGGAGGCAACAGGATTGCGAAAACGGCCCTGCTTCCTGAGACCTGGTCCTGGTGCTGCTGATGCAGAGACAAGTGCTGGACCTGCACCTCCTCCTGCTGCTGCTCTTGGTTCTGATCTTGCAACCTGACTCATTGTACTGTGCTTCTACTGAAGTGGGCGATTGTCAAATTTGGCATCGGTTGCAGCATCCCCAAAAAATCCACGGCCTTCAACAATGAGCGGTGGCAAACATCTCTGTTTCTTCAGTTCCCGGTGCCGGTTCAGCCAAAATTTCCTCGAGGAACTTGCCAAGACGCCGTATTCTAAGGAGTTCCGGTTCATTTCGGTAGATGTACAGCCCAATGGCCAGCGGCCCTCTCTGCCACCCTATGTGAAGGCCGTGCCGACGCTCATGATTGACGGTGAGCGGGATCCCCGGGTGGATAATGAGGTGATGAATTGGCTGTCCGAGCGGCGGCTGCGGGAGAGCAAACCGCCGGCTTCTACGGGTCCTCCTGGCCCAGGGTCTGGTGATGGTCTGCTTGCCTTTAGCGACGAGATGGCCGTGCAGGGTGATGAGGGCTACGCCTTTATCGGCGAAGAGGCCACTGCCACCAAGGGGGCCATGGTGCGCATGGTGGGAACAATGGCCTCGATCAATGATCTTGCCGGCGTCGGCACACCTACAGAGCGTTCTCGACAGGATATATCGGCTGCTGCGGGGTCTAACATTGGCACGCCGGTGCAATCGCCCAAGGCAAAAGCGCTCGATGATGCACTGATGGCCTATCAGCAAATGCGGGATCGTGATATGCAGAAACCGGGGCCTACTGGCAACCCGTTTGCCAGGAGGTAAAGCGTAGGCGCCAATGGTAGTCAGAGATGTCAGTCACAACGCCGCTAGGTGAGTTTTGCGTGCAACTTATTGCGTTCTTCGAGGATCTCGCTGAGACCTATCCCGAAGAAGGCGATATTAAAAAGGCCGTGAGAGCCGTGCGACTCGCCAAAAAGACAAATCCGCGACTGCTGCATCAGCACTTTATGGAGAATGTAGGTCCGCTGGCCCAGTTTATTCTGGATGAAGATGAGGATACTCTGATTGCCAGGGCGAAAGAGAAGGTGGATCAACAGCACCATCTTCTCTGCACATTTGATAAAGTGTGGCCTACTATGACAGAAACCAACAAACAGCATGTGTGGCGCTATCTCAAAACAATTGTGCTCTTGGCAAAACGAGTTTAGATGGGCTGCTCCGGATTCTGCTGCTGCTCCGGATTCTGCTGCTGCTCTGGATTCTGCTGCGGTGCTTGAATCCCCGCAACTCCTTCTGAAGACGCGCTTACTATAGCATCCACGGTACCAGCCGACACAAGAATTGGAGACATCATCTCATCATTTCTGGGCGTGTTCAATAACAGTACTAACACATAGGGCGGATAGGCCTCGGGTTTATTGAGTTCAATTTTCTGGTTTGGATTAAACCTACCGCCCATTTTTTCTCGCAGCCGGTACTCTAGTTCTTCCGTTATTTCAATCGTTTTCATAATTTCCGGCAAAGAAGTAACTGGATTTTTCAAATTGGCAATGTGTTGCATAAACTGAAAGGGTTTCACACCCGGTTTGAGAGCATCATTCCATAAGTTACGGAGAGTGGCGGCTACTGCTCGGATATCACATTCTTCATTAAATATATTTATTTCGAATCCTTGCTCGATTACTGGCACATCGGCCCCTTCCACCACCGGCTGACGAGGCTGCAATTCAAATTTCTCTTTATCGATGAGATTCTGAAATGTATAGCGCCCCAGGCTATCAACGCCTGTTCCTGGATAGGGCCGCCATTCTTCATTATTTTTGGTGTTCTCGCTGAAAGGGCCCAGGTCATTGACCTTTGCAAACCAATCGTCTAATGACGTGGCGGCACCGCCACGCTGTACTCTGCGTGTGCGTCGGCGGCGCTCATTCCGCATATTCCGGCTTCGCGTCTTTCGTGACATCCTCTGACGAATGCGGTGAAAATTAGGTACGTAAATCACCCGAAAGAACAGATGGCAGCCCCGACAGCATTTGAAGGCACTCTGAGGACATTTTGCGGCGAGCTCCGACTGACATTCCCTGAACTCGAGGCATCCATCGCCCGGGCGACCACGCTTACAGCCGCTCAGTTCTGGAATTCCTGGAGCGGCAATCTCGATGTACTGTTGCAGCGTAGCTCCGAGAAACTGTTTGGAGGCCGAAGCGGCTTCCTGATTGGCCCCGTGCGACTGACACCGGCGCTCTGGTCTGAATTGTCCGAGAAGACACAAGGGGCGATTTGGCGCTATCTCCGTACGCTGTCTCTCGAGGCGGCTCTGGCGGTCGGCATTGACGGCCTCGACACGGAGGCCAGTGCAACCCTCATGGCCATTCTGACGGCGGAGAAGCTCGAAAAGGGCGGGGCCGAGGCGGCAGCGGAGACGTCCGAGATGTTTGAAGAGTCGATGAAGCATCTGTCACCGCTGCTGGAACGGCTTAAGAGTATGATGGGTTCTGCAGGGGCCGGCGGCTTTATGGATCTGTCGGGTTTCACGATGCCGGAGATCCCGGAGCGGCTGCGCAATGGGCGCATCGCCAAGCTGGCCGAGGAGATGGCCAAGCAGTTCGACCCGGCGGAGTTCGGCCTCGATCCCACTGTTCTTAAGGGCGACAATGTGGAGGAGATCTTGAAGCGCCTGGCCGACATCTATCAGCGGGATCCGACGCTCTTGATTGGCGGGGCCAAGAAGGTGGCGGAGCGCATCAAGAAGCAGATTCTGGGGGGGTCCCTGAATCGCGACGAGCTAGTGGCCGAAGCCCAGGAGTTTATTACGCTCTTCAAGGAGCACCCGCAGTTCAAGGAGATGATTGGGAAATTCACGGATTTTATGGGACCTGGCGGACTTGCCGAGATGTTTAGCGGATCGTCCTCAAATGCGGAGCCTTCCGAGAGGCGAAGAGCCGTACAGGAGCGGCTACGACGGAAACTGGCGGCTCGGAATGCCTCGGCAAAGAAGTAAATGGGATAAGTAAGGAGAATGTCAGCATGCCCATCCTTTTGGCTCCAGGACCCGTCGATTTTATGGACGCAGCCGACAGAGTTTTTCCCATTTACCGAACACGACAAGCGCTGCACGGCGTCGGCGCTTAACTCTTTTACGCGGTTCGGTATCTACGTGGGCCTCGTGTTGGCACTCGTGCGTCTCGAGCTGGCGTGGCTTCTGGTGGGTGTCTTCTTTGGCGCCTTTGCCATTGGAGCCTGGTTCTACATGTCCTCGACGGGCGCGGTGCGGGAGGGCTTTGATGTCTTGACCGATGCTCCCATTGTGGAACCCCGCGACGTCATCGGCCAGTATATTCCGGATGTAATTGGCACCCAGGATCGCACGGTGCCTACGGGGGCGAATCCCTTTATGAATGTGCTGCTGACAGAGATCGGCGATAATCCGTATCGCAAGCCGGCGGCCAACATCGACAGCATGAGTATCCGAACGGAGCTCGATACGTACTTTCAGACCATGTTCGCCAGTGATCCCGGCGATGTGTTTGGCAAGACCCAGAGCCAGCGCATGTTTTACACGATGCCCTCTTCGACGATTCCGAATGACCAGAGCGCCTTTGCCGACTGGCTGTATCGCGTGCCGGGCCAGACCTACAAGGAGGGGAATCTTCAGGCACTCAGCCAGGTGCCGGCAGGTGGAGGCGGTGGTGAAACGATTCCTTGGCTGTCTTTACAGGCTAATTAACTCCATGGAAAGCCATGTCAAAATAAATACTATTGCTGGATCAGAGATGGCCGCCTTTCAGATCCAACAATTTACGCGCGTGCATGACGATCCCTGCGACCAGGTGGTGCAGAATAAGGAGTCACTGGGCCCCGGCTCCTACCAGATGACGAACCTCGTACCGGCGGCATCGGAGGCCTATGGAACGGCCTATCAGCAGCCGGCGGTGCCGGCGGCGCCCGGCTATGGCTGGTCGGCCACGTCGATCCAGGTTGATTCACTTCTGCGCAATCACGCAGTGCAGACAAATTCGCCGCATTTTCCCATCCGGTCGAGGACGCAGGCACGCCCGTTTGTGTCGGTGCCGTACATGGGTCGCGGCAAGGGCGAGGCGGAGCTCGAGTCCCGGCTGCAGCAATCGACCTTTGTGCGCAATGGCCGCGATTGTGGAACCATCTCGGATACGTTCTATGAGAATCAATTTACGCCGCTGATTCCGTACGTGGCGAAGAACGTGCAGAACCCGGTGCATTTGATCCCGGAAGTGGCGTCGGCGGGCTGGATCAGGGCGGGCGTGCCGAGCCGCCAGTGGGTGCGCGACCAGAATTGTTGAGAGTTTATGACTATCGGCGCGAGAGCAGAGATGTCAATAAACTCGTACGCCGAGTGATTTTGACCAGTCGAAGTGACATTGCGCAAGCGATGGAACGGAGACGTCAAAAATCGGCGCGAGAGAGAGGGCTGGACCAGTCTAATGCAAAAGAATAGCTCATAAATAATTAACTTCTAAGAAAGCCTGACATGTCGCTTCGCTCTGCGTCCGTGATTTGTGACGACTTCATTCCTTTTCTCCGTCTGTCCAAATCACTCACAACCATCTCTGAAAGCTAAAAGATAGCCCCTTTCAGAGATGTTTGCACTTGGTCCCGACAATGTACCGATCAAAGGCACCCGTGTCGCGGACACAATCGCCGGTGGCTATACACAGATCCCCCAGAAATACTATCATCCGAATGCGGGGCGAAATGCCCTCGGCCTGATCGGCGGCAACGATGTCAGTATGGCCAGCGGCAACCTTGTGGATATTGAGTCAGATCTGCGCAATGTAACACGGGATCTGTCGAATGCTCCGTCGCGCCAGTACTTGCCTACGTGTGCTTTATCACCGGCGCCCCAGGGCGGGCCCTCTGGTGTGCCCGAGCGTCTCTGTGGCCTGGGGCCGCTGCCGTCTTCAACCTGCACGAAGCCGCTGGTCTTCACGGATCGGGCGACGGGAAAGGTGGTGTCAGTGGCGACGGCGCCCCGACATTTGCCGACGATTCAGATGATGAGTTATCCGGGTGTGCCGATGCCGGACCCGCTAGTACAGAACGTCTATGGTTCTAAGTGGCGATTCTAAGGGGTTACCGCTTTCTAAGGGGCCACCGGTTCTAAGCAATCTATTAGAGTACGATAGAGGACATGGAACAGCTAGCTTCCTTCATGAACATGTATGGAATGAAAGGCCAGCACACGGCGGACCGCTCCATGACACGCTACAAGCACGATACCGCCAAGATGGCCGAGAACAATGAAATCTCTACGGGTCCCGGCCGATGGGCTCTCGGAGTTCCCAACGCCTATGGCAACGCCGCCTATGTTCCCAATGTCACGACGATCAACCAGAAGTGGGGCGCGGCCCACGACATGTCGAGCACCAAGACCGATGTGGAGAGCGACTTGCGAAACCTGGCGCGACCGACTGTCCGGACCACGTGTGGTCAGTATCATCCTGGTGAGAACAAGCGCCAGCTGACCGCCATGCCCGAAGTCGATATCCCACAGACGGCCTCCCATCTCGTTGATCCACCCTGCACACTCCGCGGTACCGGCATTAATCGTTGGTCCTGGCTCTGTGAGAATCCGCAGGCCAATGTCATGGTGCCGTTTGAGCATCTCGTGGATTCCCGACACTCGTCCAAGGATTCCATCTATGATCAGCTGGTCGGGCCCATGGATCGGTCGCCACTCACGCAGGATCGCCGCTTCCTCTGCAAGGATCTCTTTGTGGCGCCAGCAGTACCCGTGCCCTCGCTGACAAAGAAGGGCGACCCTCCCAATTTTCATGATACGATCCCGGGCTATTCGCAGCGCATAGGCCAAACACCCGTCGCCAAAGAGCCCACGCGATTTGGGCCGCCACCCGTTACAGGCGCCAACAATCCACTGGCACCGCCGCGTGGTCCGCCGACCGTGGGCGAACGCGAACGAACCACATCAGGCGTGTTAGCACCGCCGCCGCCCTTTGCGAAGTTCATTGCGCCGCACTAGGGATACTTAAATCGATTCTATACGGTAGAGGATAATGGAAGTCATAGCACTGGCTGCACTTATGGGGGTTGGATATGTGCTGACACAGGGACCCAAGGCACCGACCGGCGTTGAGAGTTTTGAAGGAGGTGGTGAGGATGCGCCCGATGGCTTTTACACAACGGTGTTCCCACACGGCGGGCAGCCACCGCCCACCTATCAAGAGGTGCGCACGGACCCCGGATCCAGCACGGTACCAGGCAAACCCCGTCAGCCTTCGATGGCGCCCGAGGGACAGCTCGACCAGTACTATACGCTGCCCACCGGTGGCTCTCTGCCGTCAAATCCCATCACACAGCCGGATCTCTTTCCGCGATCGCTGCTGTTTTCATCGGACAATATGGTGCAACCGGCACCCCAGACCGCCGTGACGGGCCAGGTGCGCTTCAATACGCCGGGCATCGAGGCGCCGCCCACCTATAACTCGGGGAAGACCGTGATCTCGGCGCTGACGGGTCTGCCCATGTCCGCCGAGGAGTTCAGCCACAACAACATGGTGCCCTTCTTTCGCGGCTCCGTCAAGCAGAATGTATCGGATGATGCGAACCGATCCATGCTCGACAATATGATCGGCACCGGCTTCAACCAGATTGAAAAGCGCGAACAGGCGCCGCTGTTTGATCCCGTCCGCGAACCCACGGGCAATGTCACGGGCCTCGAGAACTTTTCGGATTTCATGCAGGACCGCGTAATCGCCTCGACGAATCGGGCCAATGAGTTTCCCATTGAGCCGACCAAGGTGGGTCCCGGCATCGGTCAGGGGTTTTCCTCGCTACCGATTGGCGGGTTCCAGCAGTTCGAAATCCAGGAGGTGGCGCGGCGTAATCTGTCCGTCGATGAGCTCCGCTATGAATCGAACCCGAAGCTCACGTACGAGGGCGTGGTCATTCCGGGCAAGGCGATTGGGGCCCAGCGTGCTGAGATCGGCGAGGTGCGCAAGTATCATCCCGATCGCTTCTACATGAACGAGGACGGCGAACGCAACTTTACGACAGCGACGGCGGACAATTTGAGACCCACGGCGCGACCCGATCAGATCATGAAGTTCCAGACGCGCACGGAGACATCGGCGCCCATCCAGGGTCCCGCGGGCCCCACGGACGTCACGGCCACTTACACAGTGCCCTCCTTCCGTGCTCCCTTTGTCCGCCAGCAGGACGGCTACGGCTATCGTAACGCGGATGGCTCGTCCTACGGTGTGCCGAACACGGATGCTCCCAATAACGATTTCGGTGCTGCCGCGGTGGAGCTGCCGGTCAATCAGCGCAACGTGACGTCGGAGCGCGGTCAAACACTCAACCTGAAGACCGCCGGCGTTCCTGGTGCGATGACTGTGTATGATCCCAATGATGTCGCGCGAACGACGGTGCGTGAGACAACGGGTGCGAATGACTGGGTCGGCGGGGCCGTGGGTGTGGAGGCGACGAAGCTGACCGTGTATGATCCCACAGACATTATGAGGCCGACGCACCGCAATACGAATGCCGAGGTGGATACTGCACTCAACGTCACACGGGCGGGTGTGCCGGGTGCGGCCACGCTGCAGTTTCCCGATGGGATGCGAAACACCTCGAAGGAGGCTATTTCAGCGCGGTCGGCCTACACGGGTCCCGCCGGTTCCGCGCGCGCCACGGGCGAACAGGTGTATGACGGCGCCTACGCGATGCGCCAGAATGGCATGAAGGAGCTGTCATCAGTGGGCCGCCAGCCGATGAACGGCAATGGCATTCTGCCGACCTTTAACGGCGAGGACAATGTCAATCTGTCGTACCGGAAGATCACGATGGACTCGGTCAATGATCGCGACAATACGATCAACCGTGTTATTTCACCGGGGGCGGGTGTCGAGACCATTGGCCTTCTCAGGCCGAAGCAGGTGGTGACACTGGATGTCGCAAAGGATCGTAATATGTCATCGATTCTCGACATGTTGGATGACAATCCGTATGCGCTGCCGATCACGAAGATCGCGGGAGGGATGCCGGCCGCCAAGGGGTACCGCGGCAACGAGGGGCCGTTTGAGATGGCGCTTCGATCATTGTAAAATTCTGAGGATCCAGTAATGAGTACGCGCAAGCGATCCAGAAAGTCTCCGACCGAGTCTGCTACGCTGTTTGCCATTGGCACCGTCAAGACAGGGAACGACGGAAACCAGTGGCGCATCGAAGCGAACAAGAACGGTGTGAAGCGCTGGACTCTTACAAAACCCAAAAACACGACGGTGTCCAAGCGATATCTAAAATGGCGCGAAAAGACGGCTCTCTTCACAGTGTTTTACCAGCAGAGCGAGGCCTGCAAGGCCAAAGAGGAAGGCAAGTGCGATCCCTACATGTCAGATGGGCCGCTGTATGATATTATGTGGAACATGGGCGGCCCCAGCAATACGATCGACAAGACATACGATACGGCCATAACCTTTGACGGGCCGATGGAGTCCATCAAGGAGGCCAAGGCGATTGTACAGCGGGAGTATGAAAAGATCAAGAAGCGCGGGGCCATCAAGGCTTTCATGATTCGGGATGACTAGGTCTAAAAGACCCAGAGGAAAGATCCATAATGGATACTGCGACAACCGATCCACACTCTCCAAAGAGCGTCGATCAGATGGCGGGAGCGTCGGACTGGGGCCGGCTCGTAGATCTCGTGAAACGGCCGGAACCGCCCCATGTGATTCTCGTGGGGCCGGCGGGCATTGGAAAGAGCTGCGCCCTCCGCTTGTCTCTCGGGTCCAGCGTGGCCCTCTGGCTCCGCGCCTCCCAGGATCCGACGCTGCGCGATAATCGCGAACGCATCAAGGCTGTGGCGCGGCGGCGCGTGGAAGCGGGAGCCATTGGCTGGATTGTGTTGGAACACGCAGATGCCCTCCACGCCGATGCGCAGGCATTTTTGCGACGGATCATTGAAACCACGATGGGCTCGTCGCGATTCGTTCTGGAGGTGCGCGATGCAGCCGCCATTGCGGAGCCACTGTTATCCCGCTGTTTGCTCTTCCAGGCGCCGCAGCTGCTGCCGTATGAAATCAGAGCAGAGGTGTTGCGGCGATCACCTGCACTCTCTGTGGTGGATGCCAATAGGATCGCCGAATCCTGTGACGGCAACGTGCGCTGGGCGATCCTCCAGGGCCTGGGATCATCTAGCAGTTATGGTCCTGGTGTAGAGACAGGCTGTTTGAGCGTGGAGAGAAGGAAGCCAACAGGGTGGGCCGATCTGTTGGCTCTCATGGAGGAGATCCAGACCTCGGGCTCGTCCCCGCGCGCCTTTTCGCAGAAACCGTCGATTGTGTGGGACCGGCCTGGTGGGATCTGTCCGTGGTCTTTGTTGGCTTTAGAGTTATCGCAGTCCCTCTAAACGACTGGTTTTTAATTTAGCGATAATAGCTGGAGGAATATATCGTGCAGCCGATTCATGGGTCGATTTCAAAATAACAGGTGGAGCTTTGCCGGCTCTGTAGGCCTCGAGCCAACGGAGAGCGCACAGACACCAGCGATCACCGGCTTTTAATCCTGGAAACCCAGGCTGCGGTGTCATAAGATCATTGCCTCGGGATTTGGTAAAAGTCAAGAATTCATCCGTGACTTTTGCGCAGACAACATGCGTGCCCATATCCTCAGGGCCCGTTCGACACTTTCCATCACGATAAAATCCCGTCGATTTGCAGCAGGGTATTAACCGTCGGCCAAGGATATTTAATAACCGATTTTTTTGGGTACCCGTCCTTTTGGACCTCCGTGTTTTTCTCATTCTGCTTAGGGCCGTGCTTTACTTGCGCGACCGGCGTGTCTTCCTGGATTTTTTGTTCTTACGATTTTTCCTTGCCCTGCTTTTACGACGGTAGCCGCCTTTTGCGGCGCATATTACTGCTGTTTTCCCCAAAGACCCTCTTTCGTCAGGTTCAATAGCTCCGAGGTCCTTTAATTTTTGTGTGACAGTGCTTAACTTGTAATAGCAAGATAATGCTAATGCGGTATTACCCAGTATATCTTTTGAATTAATATCCACGTTATTATCTATTAACCTAAGTGCTTCAGCAGCATTGCGGTTTATAATAGCTATTATTAAATCATTGTTTTTTGGCTCTGCATTTTCTGCATTTTCTGCATTTTCTGCATTTTCTACCGGCCTTGGGTTATAAAGAGGATTCTCACGCATATTAGTATTTTCTCCACCCCTTTGTTTGCGCGTCCTTCTCATCCTCTACTCTATGCGCCGAGTTCAAACATTCTCTCAATTCTCACGACCCGGTTCAGAGAATGGAAAACGTGGCTACCTATTCTGAGGCCCGCTCCGAATACACCAAGCAGCTCGCCACCTTTATTGTACCCGCCACGGTCGGCTGGTTCCAGACACTCTGGTCCCGGAACGCATCCGATCGCCAGCGCTGCCTCACTCTCTTCCAAACCGAGTGCGAAGAGGTCAGCCGGTGGAATCAGGACCGCATCCACGACGAGGTCCGGGTCCTCCTCGAAAAGTCCGGCTGCGACTACATGGAGGAGCTCATGACGGCGGTCTTTGTGGCGCACACCAAGGTACTGACCGCCGTGCGCCTTTCCACCAAGCAGAAGAAGCTGTCCATCACGGTGCCGAAGCTCGATCACTTTCTGCATCGGGTCTTCCGGGAATGCGCCCGGTCTTTCTGGAAGGCGCCCTTTCTCTTTATGAGCGGGGACAGCGGTGTCGTAGAGCGCCAGAAGAACCTGCTGCAGATCGAGGGGCTGGCGTCCGAGGCGATCACGACGGCTGTCCGGGGCCTCCTGCCCGTCAAGCAGATCTTGCATGATTATCTCGGCGAAGACGGCGACGATGAGGTGATCGAGGAGGCGGTTGCTGTTGCAGCAAAGACCGCAAACCAAGAGCCAGAGGAAGAGGAGTCTGAAAAGCCCAAGCCCAAGTCGGCTCTTAAGAAGGAACCTGCCGAGCCGACCCCTACAAAGGAATCCACCGAGCCGACCCCTGCAAAAGTAGAAGACGATGAAGAATCAGAAAAGCCCAAGTCGGCTCTGAAAAAGTCGAATCCGGCTCCAGAACTCGTTGAACCAGTTGAGCCAGTGGAACCATCAGAGGCCCCGGCGGTCGTTAAAATCGACACCGAAGAAGCGGTCCATTTTAGCGACTATGATGATGTCTATGATGAAAAGAATGGAGGTGGGCCCTCTGTAGAGTATAATCCCAAGGATGAAGACGATGAGGATGCAGTATCCGATGCGCTCACGGTCGATGAGAGCTCCACCAAGCCACTGGACGATGACGATGTAGAGGATCTGGAGGCACCCGCGCCAACAAAGCCAGTGGCCAAAAAGGATACAATCGACGATGAAGACGTTGTCGTTCTGGAGTGAAATGTTTAAATCCCCGCAAAGGGCAAAGATGGAAATGCAACACATTCTCCTCTTCGCTCTGGTTGGCACCATCTGCATGGTGATTGTGACGGGCGGTGTAATCAGCATGACGTCTGACATCGAGCCTTCGACGACGAATCTTACGGCGGGCGGAGCTGTGGGAGCCGCTGTCGGCGCCGCGGCAAGTCTGCTGTTTCCCGCTGATGGATCCTCGCCAGGCATCAAGGGCCTTCAGGATATGCTGACCTCCTCCGGTGTTCCCGACATGAAGGTGGGGCTGCCATCGTTCTAACAATACATCTGACTCAGGCTCTCATTGATCACCTTGCGCTTCAGAAACAGCTCCACGTGATCGCGCTTCATGGTGAAAGGCAGCGCGAATCCCTTGATCGCAAACGGCACCTTGGCCGGATCATTGTAGAAGCGCAGCAGATTGAGCTTGCTGATCACTGTCTGGATGCAGCGCTTCAGCTCCCTGACACCCTTCTCCTCGCCCGTGTAATGCTCAATGATGTGCGTAATGATTTCCTTGCTGATGCCAATCTTCTCGAACAGATTGACCTCACGCAGGGCCGAACTCACCAGATAGGTCTCTGCAATGACGAGCTTCTCCTTGACGCCGAACCCCTCCACCTGAATGTTGTACATGCGGTCGCGGAGAATGGGATTGACGCGCTCGTGATTGTTGTGGCTGAAGATGAACAGACAGCGGCTCAGATCTAGATCGATGCCCGTAAAGTACTTGTCCTGGAAGCGGTCGTTCTGGGAGCCGTCCGTGAGATGGATCAGCAGATTGTTGATCTCCTCGCCCTTCGGCGTCTCCGACACCTTGTCCAGCTCGTCAAAGTAGATGACGGGATTCATACACTTGGACTTGATGAGAACATCCACGATGCGGCCCCACGTGGAGCCCTCATAGGTATAGGAGTGGCCGTCCAGGAAGGAGGCATCCGTGGCGCCGCCCAGCGTGATGAAGTGGAAGGGACGATCGAGGGCCTTCGCCACACCGTCCTTGATGAGCGTCGTCTTGCCGACACCGGGCGGGCCGTGGATGCTCAGCACATTGCCCGCCGATTTGGGATTCGCGATCCAGGAGCTGACGAACTGCATGATCTGGAGCTTGGCCTCATCGTGGCCGTAAATCGCCGACTCCATATGGGACCGGACGGAGGTCATGAAGGCCTGACACTTCTCTGTGCCGTCCTCGAGCTTCACGGGCAGATCCTTGTAGATGCCGAGGGGCAGCTGCGTGTAGCCGTGGATCCATTGGCTGGCCTTGTAGTATTCGGTGCTCGAGGGATCGATGTTGATGAGCGCCTGATACTTGGCGAGGGCCACGCGCTCCACCTCGGCCGGCACCTCCTTGGCCAGGATCTGGAAGCGCAGGGGCACCGTAGGCTCGACGGGCTCGATCTTGGTCTGGAGCTTGGTCAGAAGGCGATCCTGGGCGCGCGGTGTCAGTCCCTTGAAGTAGCCGATGTCGCGGTCGATGTCCTCCTCGGTGGGATCGACCTCGGTCTGCACGAGCTTGACGAAGCGGCGAACATTCTCGGGCTCCTTACTGAGCTTGTACTTCTTGGGTTTGGGGGGATAGTCGGCGCCGGCCAGATCGGAAATGAGGAGCTCGATGGCGCCGCCACTCCTTCTGGGCCGCTCTTCCTCCTCCTCTTCCTCCTCGTCCTCTTCCTCCTCTTCCTCCTCTTCCTCCTCCAGTTCCTCATCCTCCTCTTCCTCCTCTTCCTCTTCCTCCTCCTCGGTGGAAGATTCCTCAATCACTACCTTCTTCTTGGGCTTCACTACAGGAGTTGGCTTAATCCGGCGCTTCTCCTCCTTCTCAATCTTGTTCTTGATAACCTTCTCGGCTGCAACGGCGGCCTTCCGCCGAGGAGGAGGAGGGGCCTCCTCCTCTTCTTCGCTCTCCACAACATTGGATCGCTTGGTCTTTGTCTTGGCCTTGGTCTTGGTCTTGGCCGCCTTGGGCGTCGAGGCCTCCGAAGAGCTCGGCACGTACTCTGGTGACTCATCCGTCTCATAGGCAATGAGCCCTCGGAGATTGCCGTGACTATCGACCGAACTGTCATCGTCGTCGTGGTCGGGGCGGCTCTTGCGCTTCTGGGGAGGGCTCTTCATGTCCTTCTTTCCGGCGGTTCTTGGCATTTCTACTAATGTAGCATTAAAGTGAGCGGCTGGGCCGCGTCACCTTTAGCGTTGTTTAAGTAGGAGATGGCAGTTGCAGTGTTTAAGGAGCCAACCGTGCAGGGTACGGTGCTGGTGTTCGCCGATGAAGGAGGTGTTCGGATTAGGGCACATTTTACAGTGCTGCCAGCTGGCAAACATGGATTCCATATTCACAAGGCGGGAGATATGCGTGGGTCTGGCTGCAAGGGGGCGTGCGAACACTGGCACGTGGGGCCTGGGAAAGGGACGCATGGACCCCGACCTGGAGCAAAAGATCGTCATACGGGCGATCTGGGAAATGTGGAGATACGACCGGAAGCGGTCAGCTCACGATACTCGTATGTTCTAGAGGGAGTGAAGGTGTCGGATTTCTGGGGGCGGTCGATCATTGTGCATGAAGGAGAGGATGACTTGGGCAGGGGCGATCATGAGGACAGCAAAACAACGGGGCACAGTGGCGGTCGGCTGGCTTGTGCTGTCTTTGGGCGTGTTTTATGCTAGCCTTCGGAAGAGCCTACTAGCCTTCGGAAGAGCCTTATGCTAAGCCGTCATTTCAAGAAATGTATCCGCCCACTCGGCCGAACACTTGGCGAATCCCCTGATGCAGATATCAATATAGTCCTTGTTCAGCGGGTACTCCTCTGTAGGATACTGTGACACCTTAGGTATAAATACGGTGACAGATCCATCCTGCAAAACCGGCTCCAGCGTCAAAAAGGCAGAGAGCGGCAGAACCAGTTGTCGGTATTCCGCTTCTCTTACGATGAGATCCTGCAGGATTGCATCCGTCACTTCGATCAAAACGCCATGGACTGCCCTTGCTTGACAAAACGGAACCACCTCAAGCCCTACTGCGCAGTACTTGACACCCTTGTTTTTTCCGGCTTTCTTCCAAACACAATGGACATTGAACGCGCGCCGCAACGGCACATCCCGTGTTGGAATCAATGTAGCATACGACAGCTTTGTGTAGGTTTTCGTGAATTCTTCGTCTAACAACGAGCCGTAGCCAAACAGGATCGGCATCTTCTACTAGGGGCGAATCAACACTCGATCCTCCTGATTTTTAAATCAGGCAAACAGCTCCACGATATCCAGCAGCGCAAACCGGGCCTTGTTGGTGAGCGATCCCCCCTTTTCTTTTATTGCAATGATACGGGCCAACACCGGTCCAATGGATCCCTTGATCAGATCCTTAGAGGTCTTTGTCAGATCCGCGAGGCAGTCCGCGTACTCTTCGCACAGAGAGCCCTTGCCCTCGGTCGCCTTTGCGACGCCCAGGCCATCGAGAATGACACCCGCTGTCTGGAGCACTTGGACCACTGTGAGCGAACCGCACTTGGCGACCTGACCCAAGAAGGCCGCGTAGCCTCTGCGATACTTGCGGCGCTCTCGGAGCGACAAGTACTCTGTGTAGCCGGCGGACCCCACATCGGGCTCCACGGCTGCATCCACGAAGATCGCCATGAAGGAATCGAAGATCCGTTGAAGCTCCGTATTAAGATGAGGAAAGCCCGCGCACAGCTCTGTTAGAAGCCGTGCATAGGACGCGCAGTGGAGCTCTTCGGCGGCGGCCTTTTCGAAGACGAGGGTAATGAAGTCCGTGAGAAAGTCCGTTTGGCCCGAGTCGAGCAGGTTGCTGAGCCAGGTCTTGGTTGCATCGTACGTGAGGCTGCTGAACTTGTTCATCTTGTCACGGATACGATCCAGCATCCGCTCCTCGGTCGTGACATCGGCGCGGGCCTTGTTGCCGAAGCGGGGGGCCAGTGCTCTATCTGCATAGGGCCGCCTTGGTTGGGGCCCAGGAGGACCGCCTGCACCTCCAGCGGCAGAGGGGGGCCGAGAAGACCAGTTGCCAAAGCCACCTCGGCCTCCGCTTCGAGGATCCCGATCATGGTAGCCTCCGTGCCTCCCAGTAGAGTTCCAGGGCCTTGAACCGCCACCAGAGGAAGAGGAAGAGCGCCATGCCGTATTCATTCGACCCCCTCCTCCTTCTTCGGACGCTGGAAGACGCAGAGCAGCAATCCGCGCCTTTACCTCATCGGGGCAAGCGATCGATCGCTGCATGTACCCAAGAGCCTCCGTGATCAAGGGGTTCATGCTTGTTCTGCTAGCTCCTACACTGTTTAAGTTGAGAGATGACATCGTCGTGGTTGCCATCCTGGTGGCAACGGGTCGCGGCAAGCGCGGTGTCAAGTTTTATAACGATACTACAAATGGCCTACATCGGTCCTACTTTGCTGCGCGACATTGACGTAGAGGGCCTCGCAAAATCTCTGGAAACCTACACAGAGGCCGGTGCAGCCGCTTTAAAGGAGCGCCTCTCAAAGCCAATCAGTGATCACATAGAGATTGTAACACGGCAGATACGAATACGCGGCATCCGGTTGTTAGCCAAGACCACGGACCAGAAGCTGGCCATCGCCGCCTTTCGTAAGACCCTCAAGGAGACCGAGGCCGATGTCAAGAGTGTGGGTGCCTGTGCTACAGATACCCGGCACGCCGAGTATTACACGCAGATCTTATGGGCCGCTGATAGCCAATGGGCATGGATGAACCACCTGGGCTGGCTGAATGAGCTTATCGTGCTCTTCCGAACCATTTTGCTACCGGGGCTCTCAGTTCTGTTGCCACTGTTTGTCTTTCTGGCGCCGCTCATCTTCTTCAATGTCATGACGAACGAGCCGCTGACATTTGACAAGTATCTGACACTGCTGCAGACATCGCTCAAGAAGGCCATGCCGCCGGTGCTGGGCGCGCCGCGCTTTGCAGGCACGGGCGGAATTCTCGAATTCGGCGAACAGTTCTTCCACATTGGTGTGAGTCTGGCTATGTTTGGCGCATCGATCTGGTCGCAGGTGGCCGCGGCACTGTCCATGCGGGCCGTGGTGGCTGACATGCGGCGACGGTCTAACGCGGTGCTTGTTTTCTCCAAGGCCACGGCCGGTTTAGCAGCGGCGCTGGGGCAGCCGTTGCCTGCGATCCAGTGGTCGGAGGGCGAACTGGGTCTCTTTGGTGATGCATGGAACCAGCCGGCTCGGATTCAAGATCTGTTGGCGGCTGCAGGAAATCTTGACATGCTGGCGGCGGTCGCGTTGGCAAAGAGGACGTGCTTTCCTAATCTGCCGAAGGCAGACAACGCATCAAAGGCCGACAGCGCGCTCAAACTCACAGATCTCTACCATCCCGGACTTCAAGAGGATCTGCGTATTTATAATTCGCTGACACTCGACGCGACGACCAAGCAGCACGTACTGCTGACGGGACCGAATCGCGGCGGCAAATCGACACTGCTCAAGGCAGTAGGCGCGGCGGTCCTCATGGCGCAGACGGTGGGCATTGTGTTTGCCAAGAAGGCGGTTCTGCCGGTCTTCGAGAACATTATTACGGCGCTGTCGCCTCAGGATGTGATGGGCAGCCTCAGCCTGTTCGAGGCCGAGATCGAATTTGCCAAGGACGTCAAGGCACGCTTGGCGGTCGCCAAAGGACCGACCTTCTTGATGATGGATGAAATCTTCCACGGAACAAATGCCCATGATGGCGTGGAGGCATCGCAGGTGTTCTTGGATGGTCTCTATGAGACGAAGGGCCCTATTTTCAGCATTGTTTCGACGCACTACATGGATCTGCCGAAGCGGTATGGTGCCGACAAAACCCAGAATCTTTGCATGGAGGCATCGGTGGATCCCAGGGACAACGATCGCCTGATCTACACCTACCGGCTCAAGGCGGGGGTCAATGGATTTTCGAGCGTACGGGAGATCTTGCGAGAACGGGGTCTGCTCGTATCCGTAAAGTCGTTGGTGGAGAAGCTGGCTGAGCCTAGCAAGCCAGCAGGTGCGGTACCGGCACCAGAAAAAACACCGGGTAGCGAGTAAAGCATGACTCCCTCCATGGAATCCATCTTTCTCATTTTGAGCGGTGTTATCCTCGCAGCCGGCGTGCTGTATTGGTTCTGGAGCCACATCCAGCTTACCCAGAAGAAGGTTCAGTTGCTTGAGAATGCCGTGTTTGAGCTCCGCGGGCTCGTCACCGGTCCCGAGAAGGAGGGACCCCGGTCCTCTCCTGGACCCAGCAAGCCAGTCTTCCAGGACTTGGCCGATGATGACGAATGGACCGGCGATGCAGAGGCACCTGCACCTGCCGCTCATGAACAGACGGAAAAGGCATCAGTGTCCGATGATCTGAGCCCCGGCGGGCGCATTGAGGTACCGAAGGAGGAGGTCGCCGAGGTGCCGCTGACACCCGACCAGTTCCGCGACCTCTTTGCAAAGCGTGAGGCGGAGGTACTTCCTGCGCCGGCCGCTGCTGCTCCTGAGGCCAACACGATTTCCTCCTCCTCCGAGTCGCTTGACTCTATGCCGGTAAAGGAGCTCCGCCGCCTGGCTGAGCAGCGAGGCCTCACCGGTGTCAGCGAGCTCCGTAAGAAGGAGCTGCTGACGGCTCTGCGGCAGCAGGTCCCTTCTCCGTCTGTAATCAAGACGGCCAGTGAAACTGTCACGGTGGAGCGTGTGCTCGATCTTACCGAGAGCATCGGGGAGGATGACGCTGTGACGCTCGAATAGCCGTAACGTCTGTGACCCTATGGAATAAATCTGTGCCGTAGAATAAGGGCATGCTTGGAAATCGCGTAATTAATCCCCATTATCCTGGATCACCTGCACGGATGGCCGATGGACGCCTCTTTACGGATTATCGCGGCAACTGTCAGATCTTTACGAGTACGGATTTTGATACGAAACAGCGATTAATGCGCCAGGGGAATCTTCAGATTCAGAATGATCGGACACTGCTGACTATGTTGGCGGCCTCGACGGGCTGCGTCGATACGATGGTGCCGGAACTTACGAAGCGGACATGTGATTGGTCGGGATGCCAGACACTTGCGTCGCAGCCGGCGGGACTAGGCCAGGGGCGACTGTACTTGCCGGGCCGACCGGATCTTGCTGCAGGGGATCCCGATGTGTTGGCGACTGCGACCTTCCCGATGCCGGGTACCTTTTCTGCCAATGCAAATCCGTATTTTAATGATGTGGGTCTTGTGGCTAGGGCAGGGCTGATTGGGATACCGGCGCGGCCGAACCGGTATTCAGCACCGTATGGTTAATTTTTACGAGCCTTTGCGTTATAGATGATGCTAGAATTATAGCATGATCTATATAGAGGAACTATGCGAGGACGAGGAGGACGAGGAGGACGAGGAGGACAAGGCGGAGTTGCACTAGGTGTTAATCCAATTCCTGTAAATCCTATTGCTGCTAAAAAGTATGCATGGGAAGGTCGCGGTCGCGCCCCTCCTGCTGGTAGAGGCCGAGGTGCTGCTGCGGTCGGAGGTGTTCCAGGTGCTGCTGCTGCTGCTAGAGGCCGTGGTAGAGGCCGAGGTGCTGCTGCGGCCGGAGGCGTTCCAGGTGCTGCAGCTGCGCTTGTCCCACCTGCTGCTGCTAGAGGCCGCGGCCGAGGAGGTGGTGGTGGTGCAGCTGCCCCTCCTGCTGCTGCTGCCGCTGCTGCTGCTGCCGCTGCTGCTGTCGCTGTAGAAGGAGTTCCAGACGATCCTGCTCCTGCTCCTGTCGATGCAGCCATGGTCCCAGACCCCCCTACTACATGGGCTGCATATGGGTGGCCAAGCAAAACAGTAGCTAACATCGGCGATGTTGCTCCCCCCCAAGCAGCAGGCGCACCGCCAGTGACAATTGACATAGATAGATATTATGGAATGACGCCCATGCAAATGTTGGTACAGGCGTGGTCCGATACCGTTCATGATTTCTTAGCCGGCGAACGAAATAAAAAGGGCGAATCCAATACTATTAAAGCCCGCATGGGAAAAATTCTGTTTGAAATGTTCAAACAAAGTTTAGATCACAGAGACTTTCGGAAAATTGATACTGGTAGAGTATTCCCTTCAAACAGAGGCCCAGCAATAGGTCGATTATATACTAATTCCACGCATAATGATATTACACGGATATTTATGGAGGCTCTAACACTAGAGGCACAAGCAAGAGGTAAATCGCCGCGCGATATTCATGTTCTTCAGTCCGACATTGAAGACTCCATCCGCGATTATTTTGAAGATTATTGCGATCTGTTAGCCAGGCCCAATCCTTCTGCCACTGCATCCCATACAGATATTCTCGAAGCGGCTGAACGTGATGATCCGATCGATGTAATGGCCTTTCGTGCCGAAAATGATGTCTTTGTGATTACACCTGGCAACCGCAGAATTAGCACATTTACAAAAGAAGAAAAACAGATAATTGCCAACTTTATCCTAGATTTTCTATTCGGTCGCCACGAGGGTTTCTTAGCTCAATTTACATTCGACACGGCGCCTGCAAAGGTTGGCTACATATTTGAGCATGTGGAAAACGTGTGCGCGCGCATGCTGATCCAATGTTTTACAGATTCAGCCACGTCTTCACCCAATCAACAGTTTGGAAAGGGTGAAACAATATGGTCCGCACCCAATAATGTTGAGTATAGAGATGGAAAATATGTGGAAATACCTGGGAAGGTTCTAATTTCGCGACGCAATGTTCTAACACCTGAATTTACGATCTCATATGAGAATACGGGCTTTGGACCAAAGTCCCCCTACGCATTTAACTACGTAATTAAGAGTAATACAGGAATTGGCAGAGCCTCGTTTAAATTTGATCAAAACCAGCGACAAGGCGCCTCGCTGAATTATCTTCTCCAGGCGCACATCGCGATGGAAGATATTGCAATAGCAGTAGGCCCTGAGACACCTGCAAACCGTGCAGGTCTTTTGGAGAGACTTCGCCGAGCATTAAAAAATCTACCCGTGCAATCTGGATGTTTGCGTGTAGCCGATTTTCCACCTGGAGCTGAAGCAGATCAAATTATTTTGGACATATATAAAAGTATTCGGGAAAAACGCTCTATTTGGGAGGAGATCAAACGCCTAGGAGATCAAGATCAGGGCGACGGTACGGCCTACTTTGCACGTCTCGGCGGAAAAGTCGTGTTGGTAACGATTGATCGCCCTCTGTTTTTATTGGCGCGTCTCTTGGGAATACCCTGTATCCTTCATTATAAAGATAAATTCGTGTTGTCAAAGTGCGGAATAGCGGAGAAACCGCCAACACCCGATGAAATACGCATGTTCCAAAAGATGAAGGTTAAAAAATTTGTAGATAATTATTCCGTGCTTTATAATACGTTGTACAATGGTCGCAAGTTTTTGGACAATTTTTTTGGAACAATTCGTGTTCCTGCATTAGTTGCGGGCTGGCCACGAAAACCTACAGACTCATCGCGAATTTTTAAAAAGTTATTAGAATTAAGATTATTTGATATAAAAAGGCATCTTAAAAAAGTGATTAAACATTTACCGCCGTATCCCTTACTGCCTATAGTGGCCGGATCAACCGAGCTGCAAGAATCAGTTATATATGCCGCCAATGAAATGCGGATTCGGATGCGATTGGCAGAATTTTCTAAAGAAGGAATTACATTAGATGATCTTTCTGATATTGTAGCAATGATTAATTCACCGGCTACTACAATAGCTTCTTTTTTTGCACGGATTGTGTCAAAAGCACTTAGTCCAAAAAATCAAAACGATAAACCTAAAAAAAATGCTGCAAGGGAAATATCAAAACGTACATATGAAGCAGTTACAAAAGCTATTAAAGATAGGCTTTTAGTTCAGGCACCGCCAGAGGGGGGCGAACCTGATATTCTTGGACAAACTGAAGACGCGGCCGAAGCCATTTCTAGTGCAGGGACAGATGCTGCGCAATGTTCTGCATTTATAAGCACCCATAATGCAAGAGTGGCAGCTATACCAGCACCTGATGTAGGGACACTTATCCAGGCAGCACTAGCCGATGCCGCTGCAGCTGCGGCTTCTCAAAGTGATGCTTCTCCTACCTCAGTTCAAAGGGCAGTGAATGCTGTAATTCTAGCAGCAGCTGCTGCTGCTGCTGCTGCTGCAGATTATGGTAAAATTACTGCTCTTGCAATTGCAGCAGCAAAAGATCCTGGTAATTTTGAATCATTAGGTACTATTAAAAATTATTTGGCATCAGAGCCTGTTGCCGCTACAATTAGAGCTGCGCCAGATCCATACACTGTAGCTAAAACAGAAGTACTTAGAGTGGAGGCCTATCTTGGTATTCTAAGGGAAGCAATTAATACATGTATTGTTGCTTCTGCTCCTGCTGATGCTGCAGCTTATTCTGAAGAGATTAAAAATGCGGCTGCTCAACTACTTCCACTCGCAATTATTAATCCTTCAGTAATGCTTGCAGTTGCGGCCATCACTGCAGCTGGAGTGCCCCCTGCAGGAATATTTGATCCAATACAAACAACAGTAAATAGTTTGGGACCATACCTAGTACCAGTTATTTCAAGTATTCAAGAATTATTTAATGGACCATCTTCTGGAATTTTACTTGCACTAAAAACACTGCTTAGCGCCCAAATAATTGCTAATCCACCAGTTGCCGCTGCTGCTGCAGCGGTTGATCCGGTTCAAGATGCAGACGCTTTACTTGGTGATACTTCTTTACCTATTTATGAAACAACATTACGGCGAAGTAGTGATCAGGTTAAAGTAGCTACTGAATTGTGTAGAAAGGCAAATGAAGCTATACCCTTATTAATTGCGGCAGAACAAGAAGCTGCAGCAGCAGCAGAGAATGCAGACGCAGTAGCTGCATTCGAATCGACAAAAGAAAAAATTAAGTTATCTATTCAACAGGCCGCGTCACTTATAATTTCTAACTTCATAGCAGAAATTGCCTCTACAATTAGGGATACATCTGTTAATATTGTAGATCTCTGCACGCTCGCAATTTGTGTTACATTAGGGAATATGACAAAACTTCAGGCGGCGATTGCTCCTGCAGCAGCAGCAGAAGATGATGCCGAATTAAGAGCACAGGCTGCTCCATTGGGTGCAATAGGACCCGCAATAACTGGAATAGTTACTTCTGTCACTACGATTAAAGCGGCTCCTGCAAAATTAATAGATTTATTAGTACATACTTTCATGTTTGATATCGATACTCCTTACAATCAATTAATGTTTTCAATTGAAAATTTTAATAGTTTATTGTCAAACTATGACACGTTGAAAAATATTGTTACAGGATCAAGAAATCGCCCATCTGATTTTTCAAAACTGATTGAAACATATGGGAAACATGTGATCGAAACGTGTGATGGATTTCGCAATAAAGAACACGCAGAAAAATATAAGAATGCGCTTGTTGTGCCGCAGAATCCATCTGATTCGCCCTTTTATGCAGGACGTGCGTATGGTCCAGATATTATTGCAGAAAATAGTCGCTGCTATGCGGCATTGCAGGAAGCAACGAATACTAAAAAGTCAAATACATCTGCAGAAATTAAATTGAAAGCGGCACTTCTTAAACATGAAACTGATGCAAAACTTAAACTAGATGAGAGCTTTGCAAAGGCGCAAGGGTATATAGCAGATCAACTTGCCTGCGCTACAACTGCTTATATTCCAACTGAAAATGAGGCGGGTGATTTAGTTCCTGCACAAACACCGGTACGACCTGAGCAATGCGTTCAACAGGGTGGAGGCAATGACCCATCTGATTTAAGCATTATGGATGAGCTAAAACCGGCTATTGTTGGATTATCAAACATAGCAGTTAAAGTTTGCAATCAAGTATATTCTGACGCATTTCCTATATTTTTTAAACAAAATATGATTCGAACTCTTAATAGGTATTTTAGTAAAATTGATGGCATTATCATGAATCTGTATATAGCTAAGAAAGCGTTAGCTCAATGTGACGCATTAATCAATAAAATAACAGAAACTACAAAAACAATTGCTGCGGCATACAGATCAGAACTCAAAAATCTTTTGTATAAGAAACAAAATGAATCACGTAAGCATGAAGGATTAAGCGAAATATTAGAGGACGATGAAGAATTAGAAATAGTTGCGGTGGCTCTTGCAGCATTAGAGGTAGCAGGTTTATTAGATAATGGGCCGGTGGTAGTAGGAGGTGGTGGTGGCCCGCCAATAACACCAACACTATCTCTTGCTCAAGAATCAAAAATACGTGCGAGACTCCTTTCTCAAGAATATCGTACTCTTAGACAGCGTCATGCCGAGCTTTTTTCTTCAATAGAAGAAGGGCAAGATACATCTACTTATTTTGAGATGTATATTATACAAATTGGTAACTCTGCAGTGCTTGCTTTGTTAAATGAATTAATACCATTAAAACGTGAGAATGCGCGTAAATCAAGGGTCGCGGCTGATGCTGCAAGGGACGCGGCTGATGAAATGGGCGCTGCTGATGAGCTTGTTAATACGGCTGCTGAACTTGCAAATAAAGCGTTTGCAGATAATAAATACCTTGAGGAAAGTATTTATAAACAAGAAGATATTCAACGAATTAATAGACTATACGCGGAGAAAATACAAAGACAGTATGAATTAGAACGAGCTTTTATTAATGAAATGACAGACTTTGATCTATATGGCGGATTAAGTAATTTACAAGAAATTCGGCCTGATGGAACTTTAAATGATGCGGCTATTAATCTTGAAGATAGAGTACAAGAAGGTATTACAGATCAATCTGAAAAAGATAAAAATAAATTTGAAGCAAAAAATAAAATAAAGAATTTAGAATTAATGAAACGAGAATATCTTGAATTATCTCCTCTAGCACCAGCAGCACCAGCAGCGCCAGCAGCAGCAATTGTAGTAGATGAAGAAGCAGCAGAAGCAGCAGAAGCAGCACCAGCAGCAGAAGCAGCACCAGCAGCAGCAATTGTAGTAGATGAAGAAGCAGCACCAGCAGAAGCAGCACCAGCAGCAGAAGCTAGAATAAGAGATGAGCCATCACCAGGCGATGATACAGGTCCATTGTCTCAATGGCTCTCTTTATTTGTGCCATATGCTAGACCAGAAGAGAGTATAGTACCAGATAAAAAAATATTTATGAGTTTTTTAAAATCAGCAGATATGAAGTCAATTCATTTAGAATTAAAGATGTATTGGGCCGAAGCAACAAGTACGCTTCAACAAAATATTGAAGAAAATACGCTTCCTAAAATTGGCGATACGCCTGAAATAACACTTATTAAAACAACAAAACTAAATGCATTAAATAATAGTGAAATAATTCGCATAATTAATGTGTTAGTAGATCCTTTTAGAGAATATGATGACGCCCAAGAAAGGCAATATGAGCGTGCTGTTGCTATTCGTGCAACGCTTGATGCAGCTTTACAGATAAATGAGCCTGAACTCTTGAATGCAATAAGGGCTCAACCTTTAATTTCGTTTAAGGGTGGTCATCCACTTCAATCACCATCAAGCCTTGGTTTTACACATCTGGGTAGTTACTGGCGCCCACCTGAAAATCTTTTAACTGTATTGACTCCAGAAGCAGAATCAATGGCGATTCCAACATTTTTACTAGCGCTGGCATTAATTGATGATATAGACAAGGGTTATATTGGTAGAGAATCATCGTATTTTATGCAAATGCTATTTGAGAGCAATGTACCAGTTGGGCCGCTTGCAAAATTATTTACAACTGACTCTGCTATTGTGTTTGGTATAAAACAGGTGTTAGAAAAGGTAGTATTAGCTGCATTTCGTCCAGAGTCTGTTAATCGAAGGACATTTCTATTAGGGGGTGGCGCACGCACAACGCGAAAAAGTAAATCTGCAAATCAGCGGAAAACCCTAAAGCAGCGTACCTGATCGTGTCCATAAATTCTTATCTGATCTGTTTTTAAACAGTTCGGATAAGAAGATGTTAGTTAAAACCTAGAAGCCGACGGTATCAGCGCTTACAAGCGAGGGAACCGTGCTAAACAGGGTTTAGCACGCTAACTCCGCCTCTTTAGAGGCGGGGGAACCGGACCTGGCGGAGCCACGGTCCGTTACCCGACGGTTATAAGCTACGCTTATAACCTAGGGAACCCCACGAGGTTGGCACCCAGACCGAAGCCCGCGCCCTGGCGAGCTGTTAAACCAATGGACGGCGCCAGGAGATCCAGGAGCGCGAACGTGACGGCGGCGACGATCGCGACGGCGAGCACCTCCTCCACATTGAGCTTCTTCTGGGGGATAATGAAGGTCGCCAGGGCAACAGCGAGACCCTCGAGGAAATACTTGATTGCACGGGTCACAAGCTCAGTAACAGTGAAGCCGTCCATCTCTTATAATCAGGTCCGCGAAATTCTTTGCGGTTGAATGCCCCCGGTTAAAGCCCCGCTTCTCATAAGAAAGTACAATGAGTGGCCCCACTACACCTGACGCCGATGAAAAGCCCAAGGTCTTCCTGGAGGGCGACGACGAAATCCGGGGTCAGAAGTATGTCTGCCTGAGTTTTCTGACCCCCAACCGGGGCATCCTCCGCAACAAGGAACACTTCTTCTTCAGTAAGTTCCTCGAGTTCTACAACATGGACTACCGGATCCGCGCCACGGAGACCTTCATCGCCGGCCAGTTCCGGGAGATCCAGAACACGCTGTCGGACGTTGATATGCTTCTGCGCAATGCCGACTCGACCGATGCAAGTGACAATAAGAGCCTCGCACTCACTCTCTCGGAGAAGATCACCAAGGTTCGGGGTGAAGTGGCGCAGCGGTCCGCGGCCGACCTCGAGGCCCACGTCAAGGCGAACCTCGCAGATTTTAAGGAGAGCTCCATTGTGGAGAGCTACGAAAAGTACATGTTGATGCACCGGGCACGTCTGGAGGATGAGTTCCACAAGGCCAACAACTATCAGACCACGATGCACGGTCTCAAGGTGCGCGGTGTCTATTCGACGTCGGAGCAGGCGACTGTAAGAGCCAAGGCGCTGAACAAGAAGGATCCCTACTTCAACGTCTATGTGGCCGATGTCGGGGAGTGGCTGCCCTGGGATCCGGAGCCCGAAGAGGTCAAGGACCAGGAGTATCAGAGCGATGACCTCAACAAGCTCATGCGCGCCTATCGGGAGAATGCAGAGAAGCGCGACGAGTTCTTCGAGGAGGAGAAGCGCCAGAAGGTAGCGAAGGCGAATGCGGAGGTGTCGGCTGCCAAGGCTGCGCTGGCCGCGTCGCGCCCTGCAAAGGCTCCTACGTTCGGGGCCCAGGCGGAGGAGGGAAGCCCTTCGGACATCTTTAGCACGGAGGGCCACGGAGACCTGGTGTTGGCTCGCAAGGCTGCTGCTTCTCTTCTTGCAGCCAAGACAGCCAATGAAACTAACACGATTTCTCATGCCTAAGTAGATGAGGCGATCACGCAGAGCGCTGAAAACACGCAGAACACGCAAATCACCTAAAGAAAACTGGGGCTATCATCTGGTCGTCAATGCCGGAGACTGCGATGCCGATTCGCTGCGGTGCAAAGACACGATCGCCAAGTTCGCCAAGGATCTTGTAAAGAAGATCGACATGGTGGCCTTCGGTGAGCCCCGCGTCGTCATGTTCGGCACCGGATCCAAGAAGGGCTACACCCTCGTCCAGCTCATCGAAACCTCGTGCATTACGGCCCACTTTGTCGAGGAGTTTAACGATATTTACCTCGACATCTTTTCGTGCAAGCCCTTTTCAGTGCGCGATGCACTTGCCGTCTTCAAGAAGGCGTTCTGCCCCAAACGCGTCGATACGCAGTTTCTAAAGCGACAGGCTCGCCACCAATAGAACCAAAAAACCTAGCGCCCTCTTAGAGGATGAAACGGCTGCTGATAGAACCTACCACGTTCGAGATTTTGCCTATGCAGAATAAGCAAAATCCCTATATCAACATTCGCAAGGCCGTGCATAATAAGAAGGCAGAGGACCAACACGAGCTCCTCACGAAGTCCTTGGCCCATGCGATTATCTATCGCCTACCCGCGACGCTGATACCACTGCCCGATATCGTCTTCACGGCCAATGGAGGGCTGTCGCTGCCAGGCCTGCGTACAGTGCTGCTGCCCAACATGAAGTATGCACAACGGCAATCTGAGTTGTCATTCCTGACTGAGATTTTGAGGCAAGAGGGGGTCCGAACGATGAAGTATCCTGGCCAAGAACCCTTCGAAGGCCAGGCGGAACTCAAGTGGTTCAATGGAGGTCGCCGCGCTGTCTGCGGCTACGGGCATCGCTCCACTAAACAGACGTTTCGGGAACTCGATGATCTGTTCGGCCGCCTCTACGGTGCCAAGAAGCCGACACTGTTAGTTCTGCCCCTGGCATCGGCCAACTACTATCATCTCGACGTGGCGATGTGTGAGTATGACCAGACCCGCTGTATCGTCCATGAACGGGCTTTTTCCGCAGCTTCTCATCGCAAACTTGCAGCCTTTCTCGGACCCGAGAATGTGACGGTGATCGACACACCGGATTCTTTCTGTCTGAATGCGGTTATCGACGGTAATCATATGATCACGCACAAGCTGACAGACAGTAAGCTGAAGCCACTGTTTGAACGCCTGACCGGTCGGCGTGTGGTCGAAGTGCCGACAACAGAATTCGAAAAGTCGGGCGGCTCGGTGCGCTGCATGACCCTTGATCTGTTTTGAGGTTAAAGCCATCGATCAGAGCCACAGCATCATGACCCACCGCCTCTTTATTGCGCCTAAGCCAGAGTCGGCCGAACGCTACAAGGCCGCCGCTCAAGCCTACAATCAGACCAAGATGGAAGAGCGTTCCTCGGGCTTCGATCTGTTCTGCGACGGCGCCGATCAAGACTGGACCTATTCGGAGCATGCTTCGCTCATAGGCCAGGGCTGCAATGCGCTTGCCCTCGGGCCCAACGGAGGACCCGTGGGATTCTGGCTGGCGCCCCGCTCTTCGATTAGCAAGACGCACTATCGCCTCGCCAATTCCATGGGCCTTATTGATCCCACATACCGTGGCGTCATCAAGGCCGCCTTTGATGGCCAGGTTGTAGTAGATCATGGCCAGCGCCTGTGTCAGCTGGTGGCGGCCGACTTGACTCCTTGGCTCGATGTGATTGTCGTGGATAGACTACCGTTTGGTCCTACGGAGCGGGGAGAGGGCGGGTTCGGTTCTACCGGCTGAAAGCAGGACTTGTTTGGTTCCACGGGAGAAAAGTAACGGCGGTCCTGTGCCTCTCGGGCTGCGATCAGGGCGGCTATCTCTTTATCCATAGCAGCCGGTGCTTCCACTATATTTCTGACCACTTTCGTACCGATCAACTTACGTCCTTGGCAGCCGGGCATTCTGTCAGATCATCCCGTTTAAATTTTTGACTGAACAAGAGTAGAATGCTCGGTCGATTGTTTATAGCTGCCTTAGCAGCGGTTGCAGCCGTGGCCCAACAGGGCCCCTCTGCCCTCTATACCCTTCTCAATGGTCGGACCTTCAACCCGCCGGGCTACACGATCGTCATGTACCAGTCCTGCGTTCAAAATCAGAATGCCGGCAATCCCTGCGGCTCCTTTAGCGGCTACCAGAGTTCGAACGGTGCCTACACGTACCAGCTGTACGGTCCTGAGGCCGCTGTCTCTCCCACCTGCAGCCGCACCTTCAAGCTGACGCTGGCCTGCGGTCCCACGATGCAGATGAGCGGCGTTAATGAGAACCCCACGTGCGTTTATTCGGCCACCCTCTCGCTCCCGGAGGTCTGCGGCGTCAGCATGGTCGTGGGCCAGGAGGCGGCCTCGGTGAGCCCCACGGCATTGCCTCCTACGACGACTCCCACTGTGACATCGAGCGTCACGGCTACCGGCACGGGAACGGGAACTGGAACTGGAACTGGAACTGGAACCGCTACAGGAACGGGCACCGGCACTACTACAAGCACCGGCACCGCCTCCATGACGCTCACGGCCACGCCCACATCCTCCACCACGACCACCGGCACGCCGCTGTTCCAGATTACTGCGTGGCCGACCACCAGCTCCACAATGACGCTTACAGCTACTGGAACACCGCTCTACATGATTACCGCGTGGCCGACACCGAGTCCCGTAAATGTCTCCGTGACATCGACACCGCTGTATTACTACACGGCCTATCCTTCTGTGGGCTCCAATTCTTCGGGCCTGCTGGGGTTTGCCTCTTCTCTTGCCTCCAGTGCATCACCCGTGGCGATGATCTTGGGCTCCGTGGCTCTGGGCATTGTGGGTCTCGGGGCGATTGGCGGCGGCATCGCCTACATGCGCAAGGGCGGCACAGTGGGAGGTCTGTTAGCCAAGGTGGAGGCCAACAAGGGCGCCATGGCCTCGTTCGCGAACGCCCTGCCGATCTCGGAAGAGCAAAAGGCGAAGCTGACGGGCGCCATCGCGGATCCATCGTCGCTGTTGCCACCGGAGGCTCGGGCTCAGGCAGAAGCGCTCAAGGCTCAGGCAACCGCGTTGGCCGAAAAGGCGGCGTCTGTGAATGCGACCGTACTGGCCGCGCTGCCGCCGCAGATCAGCTCGGTTATTGAGGCCAAGCAGGCGTCTATATTGGATTCTTTACAGGTTGCGATTGAACAGAAGAAGGAGGCAGCGTTGGCTGCGGTGAATTCATTTGCACCGGTTGCTGTTGCAGAGCCAATTTCTTCTGTTGCTGAGCCTATTTCGTCTATTGCAGCAGTTGCAGAAGCAACACAGGTCACGATCAATCCCGAAGATCTCGAGGCCTTTCGCACCTTCTTGGCACTGAAGGCGAATAAGAGTGAGAATTAGAGGATGCACCTGTTGTTTTTGTTGTGGCTGCAATCAGCAGCCGCTCTGTTCCAGGTCTATAATGGCGTTATTGACGGAAATATCTGTACGGGTGATACACCCCCGTTGGTTCAGAATGTCACGGTCCAGAGTCCCGCAGCCGCTATAAACGTTCAGCAACTCGCGTTCCAGATTGCGGGCTCTTACACTGCTACTGCGATCACGATCAATGGGGTCACTGGTATCTATGATCCCCAGTGCTGCAGCTGCGATGCCATCGGTCAGTCGGTCAATGGCGGCTTCAGCGAATGCGGACTCACCTGGTGCGGTCAGGAGAATCAATGGCAGAATGTGGATTTTTCGGGTCTGTTTGCGGGTCCAAACATTACGCTGGGGTTTGCACCGCCTGCGCCGATTGCTCCGAATGCAAACGGGGATCCGATTTTTTCACTTTCTTACACGATCGCATCGTCCAGTCTGTCACCTAGCCCTTCGGTCAGCCTATCACCTACTCTGTCTGTAATGTCGAGCCTATCACCTACTCTGTCTTCAAGCCCTTCGGTCAGCCTATCACCTAGTCTTTCGTCCAGCCTATCTGTATTGCCTAGTCCTTCATCAAGCCCTTCGCTGAGCCCCTCCAGAAGCATATCTCTAAGTAAATCTTCTACTGCTTCGCCCTCTGGCATCTGTTACTCCGTCACGCGATACTATAATCAACTATACGTACTGGGAAACTATTTCTATATTATTCCAGGCGTGAATGTGTCGCAGGCCTATAGCTCACCCCCTTTCATTTCGATGGGCAACTTCGTCGGCTGCACGACAATCGGATCGACGTGTAAGTGCTCTTACACCCAGGGCTCTACCGTCGCCGGCTGCTCAGGAAAACGGAATTCATATATCACCTATTCCTACGGTTCCGGTACGAGCTATGCATTCGTGAATGAGAGCCCCACATGCTCCTATAACTTCGCCGGCACGATTGATCTGAGTAGCTCTTCTGCTTCTGCAACGCGGTCGCGATCTATCTCCCAATCTGCCACCGAATCACGTAAGGCCACCATGTCTGTTACAGTATCACCGTCCTCTTCTATAACCCCCGCGTCCTCGCCACTCTCCATTTGCCAAAACGCCCTGGCTGCTTTACAGGGAACTCGAGAGGTTGTGTATGGCGATGTGACCTATTATGTCACGCATTTTACCAATATCACGCACACTATGGGCGCCACAAATCCAGAGATGCTCATTGGTGATTATAGTACCTGCACAGATGCGGCGACCAGCTGCAACTGCAAGTACGGGCCCAGCCCCGCTACGCCAGAATGCCCCGCTGGGCGGATGGCATTTATTTCCTATCTGTATGGTGGAGCCTCTTATACAATCTTTGCCCAACAATCGCCGAGCTGTGTTTATTTTTTTTCAGGAACGGTGAAGGCGAATTTTGTCTTTTTTACTATCTCGCCCACCGACACTATTACTCCGTCACCTACGCTGTCCAAATCCGTAACTATTTCGGTCTCTGTGATGCCCTCAGTGTCTGCATCTGATTCTCTTACATCATCTGGAACTATTTCGGTCTCTGTGATGCCCTCAGTGTCTGCATCTGATTCTCTTACATCATCTGGAACTATTTCGGTCTCTGTGATGCCCTCAGTATCTGCATCTGATTCTCTTACCTCATCTGGAACTATTTCGGTCTCTGTTATGCCCTCAGTATCTGCATCTGATTCTCTTACCTCATCTGGAACTATTTCGGTCTCTGTGATGCCCTCGGCATCTACAACAGGGTCTGCAACGGAGTCAGTGTCTCTCACAACCTCGGCATCTGTAACAAGGTCTGCTACAGAGTCAGTATCCGTCACCGCCTCTGGAACTACCTCAACCTCTGGAACTATCCCAGCATCAACAACAAGGTCTGCATCAGGATCGGTGTCAGCCTCTGGAACTACCTCAACCTCTGGAACTATCCCAGCATCAGCCTCTGGAACTACTTCAGCCTCTGGAACTATCCCAGCATCAACAACAAGGTCTGCATCAGGATCGGTGTCAGCCTCTGGAACTACCTCAACCTCTGCAACAAGGTCTGCTACAGAGTCAGTGTCTGCCACAGCCTCTGGAACTACCTCAGTATCTGGGTCAGAGACCATGTCAGTCACCGGAACACCAGGCCCCACATTGTCCATGGTGCAAACGGAGTCGATTACTCCTTCAGTCACACAGACATCTAGTGAAACCGGAACGCCTCTCGTCTATTGTGTGCCCTATCCCTCTTCCACGCCGAGTGCATTTCAAACGCCCACGAGCACCCCGCGCTTCATGATGACACCCTGGCCCACGAACGGCTCCTTTACACCGTCCTCATCGCCCTTCTTCATGATGGTGCCGTATCCTAGCGTGAGCTCTGCACCCATCAATGTTACAGAGATAGAGATCACGGATCCCACGGGCACAATCGTAACGGGAGTGGCGATTGGAGCACTCGGCGTAGCTGGTGTCGGTGGCCTCTTTATGTTGCTAAAACATCTGAATCTGCTGAAGCATTTGATGCCTAAGAAGAAGAACCAAGAAAACCAGAAGGTCAAAGAGGAGGATAAAAACACGGTCAAGATTCCCATAGAAGATGGAATTAACTATATTTGTGTGAAATCCGCCGATCTGGAGGAAATCAAACAACTATTGTTTGCGTTCAAGAAAGAATATAGAGTGCTCACGTATTAGGAACCTTCAGCTACCGACAGCTATCAGTTCCTATGAACGTTCAGCTGATACCGCCGCGACCGCCCTCCCGTTGTCGGATCAAAGTCCTGATCCTCCTCCGCCTCGTCCTTCGAATAGGCCGCCGAATGCGCCCAAAATTCCGGGCTGCACAAACGAAACTCGGGGCGCGGCGCCGCCTTGTACCAAAACACCTGATCCTCCAGCTTGTTGCTCTTGGAATTATTGTCAATCACGAGGCACTCATAGTTCTCCGTACATTGATTCATAACCTGGCAAAACGAGTCAAAGTCCGGAAACATACCCGCATACTGGTCATACAACTTCCGCCGATTGTTAATGATGTTCTCGCGCAGAATGAAGACGTAGTCGATGTTCGTACGGAGGGCCGGAGGGATACCCATCGCATACTGCATCGTAATGATGAACATGGTATGGACGTGCCGACCGTTCATGAAGAGATAGCGGACATTGCGATCACGGATCCACGTGGTGTCGAACAGACAGTCATCAAGAATCAGGAAGTTGCGCGGATCCACCACGGTCGTACCCCGCTCACCAATGTCCTTTGCGATCTTCTTGGCAATTAGCTTCTGGCGCTTGAGCACATTGGAGACGACCAGTGGCGAATACTCCTCGTGGATAAACATGGACGGCACGAGCTTGCTGTAGAACTGGTTAGAGCCCTCCGTGCCGGAGATAACTGTGCCGCAGGGAAGAGACTGATTGTGCCACAACAGATCCTTCACCAAGAAGGACTTGCCGGTTTCACGCTTCCCGATGAGCACGACGACCTTGTCGTGCTTGATCTTGCTCATATCGAATTTCCGGAGCTTGAGATTGAGGCGCTTGGGACCACCGCCGCCTTGTTGTGACATTGTCTTGCTGTGGGACTCTGGTTTAATTATG